CCGCGTCAAGGGCTACCGTCTTATCGGGCGCTGCCTGTGCGTGGGGCGCGAAGAAACCGGCGACGCGATGATGGACGGCAGTAGCTGCGTCGAGCGCTGCCTTATAGGCGGTGCCGGAGTGGACGGTGAAATTTGGCTGGGTATAGGAGGCGACGGTCATTATCTCGGTCCCGTAATGGTGACGTTGGCTGCGCCGGCCATCGGCGCACCTGTTGGCGCGAAAAGGTGGATAGTTGCGCCGGAGACGGTGATCTCGTCCGATGTGCCGATCTGCGCGGCGGCGCCGGTCGGGGTGACCTGGATATTGGGCACCGCGAGGAACGGCGCCCCGAAAATGAGTGCGGCGCCATCGGCGCTCACCGGTACCGCCGGATGATCCTCGCTCTGGAGGCTGGCGTCGGCGGTCGGAACAAATTGGGTGAGGAGGACGGCACCGTCTGATGACGCCACGGAGACACGCATCTTATAGGCCCCGCATGGTGTGGTGCCGATTGTCCAGGGAGTCCACGCGCTATACTTACCGGCAAGAGTTCTCGTAGCGACCTCAAGAAGAGGTGATGGAGACCCGACCGTCTCGCCCGGACCAAGCGCGGCGGTCACCCCGGCCCAAAGTCGAGGAGCACCATCAACCGGCAACGACACCTCTCCCAGCATTGTGTATGTGGACAGAGGGACTGGCGACGAGACGCAAACATCCCATAGCTCTTCATCGGTCATGTCGACCGCGAGCTTAGTGCTGTCAGGGACCAGAACGCCGGTCCAATGTCGCACCCACCCAGAGGAGAGGCCGAGCCAGTCCGGCCCCTGCGGCACACTTGAGACCACCGTCTGGGCCGACCCAACTTCCATGGCGGCGGTTGCCCCGTCCGGCGAAACGTTGCCGGACGTATCGACGTAACGCAGCTCGAACTCCCAGTCTCCTGGCGGCACAGCCGCCGTGGTGATCTGGGTGCCCCGTGTTGCTTCCGTCAGTGTAGTCTTTGCCCCCCATGCGGCGCCCTTGAGGCCGTAGCGGATGATGGCTCCGCCGTAATCGGCCTCGCCACTGGCCGCCCAACGAAATACGACGACGGTGCCGTTGATCGAGGCGGAGAGGTATGGCGGCACAGCTGGGGCGGCAGTCTTGCCCACGACCACATGCGGAGACGATGTGATCCACTGCGATACCGCTCCGAGCACGCTGACGGAGCGTAGCCGGACGAGATAGGACACCCCGTCTCGCACCGGAGTGAGGAGGGTCGAGGTCGCACCCAGCGGGACGCTGGGCGCGACTTGCCATTCCGGCGCCGCGATTGCCCGCCACTGCACTTCGATGTGGTCGGCGGTGCCAGCCGGGCCGGACCACGTGACCAGCAGGCGGGATACCACCGTGCCGTCTCCCATCAGCAGCAGATGATCAGTTCCGCTGGCCAGGGACAGGTCGGTCGGCGGCGGCACATCCCAGGCTGGCGGCAGAGCGGTATTCGGGGCCAGGTCCACTACCGTTTCCTCGCCGTCCGACCAGTCAAACACCGCCGGCGCCGTCTCCCGCAGCGCCAGGGAGATGCCGAGCACCGGCAGCCCGTCGTTATCATTGGTCGCGGTGAAGGACCAATCCGTCACCACGAACGGCTTGCGCACCCAGCCGAATCGCGGGCGCGTCACCATCGCGGTGTCGCCGGCGCGTAGGCGCAGGGCGCGCAGGGTGCAGGGCAGCTCGACGGTCATGCCCTGGCGCATCTGCTCGAGCTTGACCCTTTCGAGCCGCTGCACCATCGACGGGCTGGTGGTGTAGGGCGCCTCGGTGTCCGACCAGACCACCACCCCGAACCGGGCGCGATGAGTGCCTGTGCCGGCGCTGGTCAGGGTGATGGCCGCGCCGTCCTCAGCGCCGGCGCGGGTCAGGGCGAGCTTGATCACCCCGGCGGTGGCTTGGGGGATGGCGTAATAGGTGGTGTCGGTTTTCAGCGGCGCCGGCAGGATGCCGGTGGTCCACAGCCGCAGCGCGCCGCCGACCGCGACCGTGGCGGCGCTGGTCAGGGTGCCGGCCGCTGGGTCAAAGGTCACTGCCTCGAAATCGCCGCCGTCCTCCACTTCGTAGGTCCCGTTGCGGTAAGGCGGGGCGTCGGTGGTCACCCAGTCGTTATCCGGGCTGGTGTAGGTCGCCTTGACCGCGTTGAAGCTGTCGGCGCGGGACTGGCGGACGCTGAGTTTGATCGAGCCGGTAATGTCGTCATCGGTCAGTTCGACCGTCGGGGTGCGGTAATAGCCGGCCAGGATCCGCCACACGCCGCCGGTTTGCACCAGCGTGCCGGCGCAGGCAGACAGCAGGCGGGGCAGCACCTCTTTGGGCTGCTTGTCGTGGTCAATCGTGCCGTTGAGGGCGTAGCGCACCTCGGTTCCGATCCGCTCATAGAAGCGCAGCTCCGACACATAGGCGGTACCGCCATCGGTGGCGGTAATTAGGATGCCGTGGCGCAGGTAGGCCTTGCTGGTGTCGATGTCGTCCGGGTCGGGCTCCCACGAGGATTGCTGGGTCTCGGTGTCGAAGCCGGTGGTGGTGGCCAGCACGGTCCAGGCAACGCCGTCATTGGATCCGCGCAGGGCCAGGGTCACCGACCCGGTCGAGCCGGAAACCCACCCGGTGTCCGACGGTGAGAAGACCTGCAGGCGCCCGATCGTCTTGGCCTCGGTCCATTGCTTGCCGATGGTCGCCGGCACCGAGCCCGACGCGGAATAGGTCGAGGTGGTCGAGGCGGTGCCGTCAAACGCTGCATCGAGTCCATCGCCGCCGGTCATGCTGCCGATCGCGGTGCCGACCGAGGCGGCGACGCGGCGGGAATTGACGCACGCGACCAGCTCGTCACAGACGCTGGCCGAGGCCGAGGCCTCATCGGCATCGATCTCGGCCGCCAGGGCGCCGACGCCGCCTTTTTCGGCCGGCAGGGTGAGGTAATCGCGCAGGCAGAGGATCGGGTTGGCCGACCACGCCGCCTTGCCGGTGCGGGGTTCATAAACCGGCTTACCCTTGACCACGACGGTGACGGTCGGCAATCCGCTCGCGAGCAAGGTCGCGCTGTGCGTGAACTCGATGTAGAGCTTGGCGCGGCCGTATTGCCGATGCTCGGAGGTCCAGACGCCGGGGCAATTGGCCTCCAGCGCCGCCTGGAGGTCAGCGTCACCGGCGACGGTGCCCAGCCCCTTCCAGACCCGGGCATAGCCGGCCCAGCGGCCGGTGGCCTTGTGGTCATCGCCGATCGGGATCAACTCGTCATTGAAATAGACGTCGCCGATTGCCGCTACCTCGTGGCAGGCGATGGTCAGGAGGATGTGGCACTTGTTGTTGCTCGACCCGGTGGTGTGCAGGAAGGTGACCGGGCCGGAAACCTTGACCTCGCCGTAGATGGTGCGCCAGGCGGTGATGGCCTGTTTGACCATCTGGGTCCGCTCGCGCGAATCGTAGGACAGGCTGGGCGTGTCAAGCGATGGCGTGTCAGCCAATGCCGACATCGCTATCGACGAGACCGCCGAAAAAGCCGCCACGGCCGCGCCAATCGCTATCGCCGAAAGCGTCGTGGACAGGCCGAGGACGACCGTACCCGCCACGGCGGCCATACCGCCGGCGCCGATCCCCGCGACTACCGCCGCAACCGCGACCGCCGGCACGTCAGACTTTCCAGGCGCGGGTGATCGCGCCGCGCGGCAAGAAGGCCAAGCCGGTGGGCTTGAGCACTGTCGTCACCGTGGCGCCGAGGCAGATCGCCATCGCCGGGCCATCGGCGGTGTCGATCAGCACCACATCGCCGCGCCCGGCCAGGGCCGGAAGGATCTCGGGGGCACCTACATCCGTCGCGATCTTGGCGACGGCCTCGGGTACGTCGCCGCCCGCGAACCGCCGCAGCGCGACATAGGCGCCGCGCTCATCCCGGTACCGACCACGAAACCAAGCGTAGACGTCGGTGCCGGTGATCGCCTGCACCACACCGGCCGAAAACAGGCAGCAGTGAGATTCGCCCGGCCGATAGCCGAACGGCAGGGCGCGCGCCGCCTCGACCGCCGCGTCAAGGCGCAGCGGCCAATCTGGAAATCTGTGCAAAGGCATGGGATCATCCATTGGTTGATGGATGGTGGAGACAGACGAATGGATAGGCTTGTGCTATTGGCGCTGAGTATCGGGGCCGGGGTGACCTTGGCCGCGTGCGAAACGGTTGTCGCGCGCCCGGTTGCATATGGCGCGGCCGGGGAATACGTGGTCCGCTACGAAAATGGCGCGGTAACATCACCGGCTTTGCAGGAAATCGGGCTGCGAGAAGCCGCCACCGAAAAATGCCCGAAAGGATTTTCCCGGCTCTCCGAAGGCCCGGCGACCGGGGCGAAATGGTCGGGCTGGCAGTGGGTCATCCGCTGCACGCCTTAAGCCCGCCCGAACTTAAACTCCCGATTTTGCAGCCCAACCACGAAGTCGAACCCTTTGTCCCCGGGGTAATCGAGGTGCTGGTCCTCTGGGGTGTAGCGCCGGGTCCGGGCGCGTTCGAGGTCGATCAGGCGGCTTTCGGCGGTGATCGAGATGGTGCAGGTTTCGGCACCCTCTTCGATCGTCGGCACGTCGGTCAGCCCCCGGAACAGCAGGAAGGGATCGCCGATCAGCGCGCCCTCGGCATCGAGGCAGCCGAACCAGACTTCCGCCGGCAGGCCCTGGCGGGTCTCGGCCAGGGCGGTCTCGATCATGTCCGAGGGGATCCCGGACAGGCTGAGGGTGACGCCCTTGGCGGCGGTTTCGGTGGTTTCGGCGACACCGGACACCCCGCCCAGCGTGCCGACCCCGAGCCAGGTCTTGCCGGCCCAGGTCAGGTCGCCGAGGCCGGACCAGACCAGCACGTCCCCCGAGACGCACACCACCCGGGCAAGCAGGATCGGGTAGAGCTGGGCGGCGCCGACCTGGGCCGCCATCGCGTCGGTCATCTCGCGGGTCACGGCAACACCTCCGACGCCTTGAAATCGAGGCCGAAAATCGCGGCGGTCTGGATGTCCCACTCCATCGTGTTGCTGGACAACCGGAACCGGCCGACACAGGACCGGGTGGTCACCTCTTCGCCGCCGGCGAGGTCGGCTCGCAGCCCGGGCCAGATCTCCACCGTGACCGTGCCATCGGCCGCCGCCGTCGCCGGTCGCAGCACCCGGTGCAGGCGCGCGGTGGCGCCGGCGCCGAGCTGGAGGTAGTCGCCGGTCAGCACCGTGGCGCCGGCGGAGAGGCCCGCCAAGGTGATGGTGCGGGCGCGAACCGCGTGCGCCCCGGCGATGACGATCCCGGCGGCGCCGATGGTGCCGCGCGGCACCTCCAGCGTCGGGTCTCCGAGCAAAAAGGTGCCCTCGCGCCCATTGAGCGACAGCAGCCAGCCGATCCACTCGGCCGCCGCCGCGACACGCATCGGGGCGACCGAAACGGTGATCGGCCCCCAGGCCTGGCCGGGGTGGACCTGGACCTGCTGGGCGAGGGAAAACGGGCTTTCCGAGACGCCAACCACCGCCCGGGCTGACCAGCCCATGGTGACGATCGGGGCGATATCGTCGGCGACGGCGGGCAGCGCCAGGGGATAGGCGATCGCCATCATCTCCCCCCTCGGATCGCCGCCGCCTGTTTGCCTCCGCGCCGGGCCGCGGTCATCACAGCGCCGACCGCCCGAGTCTCGATGGTGGCGTTGAGCGCGGCGATCTGCCGCTGCAACGCGGCGAGGCCTTCGCGGTCGGCGCCCCGGGCGTCGATGTAAATGTGGTTGGTCGAGGCGGCGGCCTGGTTGTCGTTACCGGCGCCCTCGGGGACAACGCCCTGAACCCCGAGGTCGCCTGAGGCGAGGCGCCGCAGCGGGAAAATGCCTTCTTCGCCCTCCTCACCCATCAGGCCGGCGCCGTGAGCAAAGGCGAAAAGGGTGGGGCTGCTGACAATGGAGTTGCTGTAAGCGGAGAGGCTGGGGGAAGAATAGACGCCGCCCGCCGCGTTCGGGACGTACCCAATGCTCGGGTCGGTAGACCACCCGGTGCCCAGATCGACGCGCCCCGAACTGCCGCCGAACAGGTCGCTCCAATTGGCGCTGCCGAGTGCCGAGGCGAGCGGGCCGGTGATCGACGACTTGATCAACTGCGCCTGGATATCGGACAGCACCCCGAGCAAGAACGACCTGACCCGTTCCCATACGGACTGGTTGGCCTGCTCGAAAGCATTAAGGGCTGTTTCGGCGCGGCGAAGCCCAGAGGTGATCACCGAGCCCGCCCCCTGGCCGTAATTGCTGGCCGCGTCGGCGTAGCGCCGCAGGGCCGCTTCGGCGCCATCGGCCCAGGCGCGCGAGGCCTCCAATTTGCGGGTTTCGGCTTCGGTGTAGGCCCGAGCGAAATTGTCGTTGCTGACCCCGAACTCTTCCAGCCGGCTGCGCAAGGCCTCCAGCTTGGCGATCTGCTCGTCATAGGCGGCGGCCGGATCGAGGCTGCTGGCAAAGGTCCGCAACTTCTCGGTCTGCTGGGCCCGAGTGACCGCCTCCAGCCTGGGCAAAATCTGATCGACCGACAGGCCGAGCCGATCCGCCTCCTGCCGAGCCCGGGCCATGTTGTCGGACAAGGTGTCGCCGAACGCCCGGGCGGTGCCCTTGGACTGGAGGTCGGCCAATTGCTGGTCGAGGCCGGCGAGGTAGTCGGCCTGAACTCGCGCCTGGCTGGCGTCGATCTTGGCGCCGGCGGCAGCGGTGGCCCGGTCGGCCAGCGGTCCGACGCCGTATTTGGCCTCGGCCTCGGCGCGGGCATTGTCGAGCTGGGCCTGCCGCTGCACCGCCCAGCGCTGGCCGGACGCGGCGGCGAGGCGCTGCTCGGCCTGCGCCTGCCGTTCGAGGTCGGCAACCTCCTTTTCCGCCTGGGCCGCCTTGCGCGCGGCTTCCTTGGCCGCCTGATCGGCGCGGCTTTTCTCCGCCTCGGAGGCCTGGTTGGCGGCGTCGGTTTGGACCTTTTCGACCGCAGCAGCACGGGCGGCCGCGACCTCGGCCTCGATTTGATCCTTGCCGGCGCCGCTGTCCTTCAGCTTCTCGCGGACTGACCTCTCCGCCTCCAGCGCCGCCGAGGCCTCTTTGCTGGCGTCCGCCGACATGCGGACCACTGCCAGATCCTCGGCCCGGGCCTTGTGGAGGTCATCGAGGGTCTTGGTCAGCTTTTCCTTGTCGCGCGCTTCGGCGAGGTCGTTGGCCGCCGACAGGTTGCGGCGGGCGTCCGCCAGTTCGGCCTCGGCCGCCGCCCGGCGCTGCGCATCGCTGTCGCCAAAGGCCCAATCCTTGGTCCGGCCCCACAGCGAGCGGTCGCCGGACAGGCTGCGGTCGGACAGGCCGCGCAACGCCCCCTCCGCATCGCGGATCCGCTTTTCCAACGTATCTGTCGATGTGTCGATCGGCGACAGGCCCTGGCGGTCGCGGAGCGCGGCGGTGTAGGCCTTCTCGACCTCGGTCAGCTCGGTCAGGCTGGCGGCATAGGTCTTGGCGGCCTCTTCGGCTTGGGCCGCCGCCTCGGCGTTATCGGAAAAAGCGTGGTACAGCGCCCCGGCCGATACCGCCGCCAGACCCGCCACCGCGCCCCAGGCCCCGAACGCGCCAAGCAACTGACCGAGCTGAACGCCCAAGGCGGTGATCGCATCGCCGCCCATGCTGATCTGGGTGACGACGTCGGTGGCCTGATAGCCGACCTGCTGGAGAGCCCCGCCAAATCGGGACCCCGCTACCGCTCCCTTTTCGGCCGCCGCCGCCAGCTCAGTGTGACGGGTCTGCATCATCTGCAGGACCTCGCCAGCGCGAACCGCGTTTGCCCCGCCGGCGGCGATGATGCCCTGCAGGCGGGCCTCGGCCTGGGCGTATTTGGCCGCCGCCGCCGCCGCCGGGTCATAGCGGCGGGTCAGGCTGTCAAGATAGCGCTCTTGCGCCCGGGTGCTGTCGGCGACGCGCTGCGAGGCGCGCTCGATGTTGCTGTTGGCCGCCTCCAGCCGCTGGGCCGCGCGCTCGACCTGGGCCGCACCCGACACGACGCCACTGGCGTCGATGACCAGGGCGGTGGTTTCGGTGGTATCAGCCATCAGGGTGCATCCGGGATCGGAGGTAAGCCGCCAGCGACCGCGCGGCGGCAGCCCGGTCGGGCTTGGCGGTCGGCGCCGGCGGCGCCAGCCGTTTGTCGCGCGGGGCGTGCCGCAGGTTGTGCCACTCGATCAGGCCGCCGAGCGCGGCCTCGATCTGCGGGATCGGGGTGGTCAAGGCCACCCCGGGGGACCAGCCGAGCCAGCCGGTGGCGCGGGCGAACAGTTGCTCGCACCACGCCTCCAGGCTCAGCCCGGCAGCTCCCCCTCGGCCGACGCATCGACCTCCGCGTCGAGCGGACGGCCGCCGTTGCGCAGGATCAGCAGGTAGTCGGTCAGCGGCAGCACCGTCTTGTCGATGCCCTGCCGATAGATCTGGCCGGCCACCGCCCGCGCCGCCGCGCCCTTGAGGCCGGCGGCGAGGGTGATGATGGTGGCGTGGGCCTCAATGTCGAGGGCGAGCACTCGCTTGGCGGCGGGGTCGATGCCGCCGAACACCCGGCTGATGCCGGTGATGGCCTCGATCGAGGGGACCAGGGTGACGCTATCGTCACCGAGCGGGGCGGCGACCTGACCGGAGGTGAGCAGGGGCATGTGGGGACACCTTATATATGGTTGTGCGAGATGGGTGGATTTACGACCCGGCGACCTGGGCGCCCTCGATGATGTCGGAGGTGATTTCGAGGGTGATGCCGGTGGTGACGAGATCGCCGGCCTTGCCGGTCTTGACCGTCGCCGAGGTCACCAGCGCCCAGAAGTAGAAACGCGAGGGTTGGTGGCCGGTGCCGGTGCCGGTGTCGTCGCCAAGGATGACCTTGATCGGATAAGCCGACTGCTTATCCGCCGCAGCGGCGCGCGCCGCGATCTGTCCGGCATCGGAGCCCTTGCGCGCAGCGGTCAGGGCCATGGTGCCGTTGTCCTGGATCGTCTTGAACTTCTGCTTCAGCCCGGTCTTCAGCGGCGTAAAGCTGCCGGTCTCCCACTTGATGCCGAACTCGGGGATCTCTTCGACCTCGCCGATCTCGACGAAAGTGGAAAGCGCATCAAGGGCCGTCAACGTCGTGGCGGTGATCGTTTTCGGGCCGATCAGGATCGTGGCGC